GTACTAAATGAAGCAAATCCAGCAACGGAAAATGCTCCATTAGATACTGTTGAGCCAGCAATTGCAGCGCATTGATCCGACCCCGGCGCTTCTTGAAATGAAATTATTCCCCACTTGTTAGCGCCAACCTTAACAGCCTCAATCGCTGTAAAGCCATTCAAAGTTATACCTGAAACATCAAGAGAAAAAGACCCGCCAGCGCCAAAATTAGTTGTCCCGTTAGAAATTTTGTCAACCGTCAATGTATCGGTAATGATGTTCCCGCCATCAATAAACGTAGTTCCGCTTGGCGCAGATACGTTTGTGAAGGTAACAAGGCCATCTAAGTTTTGCCAATTAAATACAGCAGTTAAAGTAACTGTTTGAGCGCCGCCAAAAGTTGTCTCTGACACGTTGTACCTAACAGCCCAAAACTTTGATCCCGCTTCTGTTGTTGGATTGGTTACTGGATCAGGCGCTGTAAATGTTGTTGACCATCCCGCAGACAAGGTGCTAAAAGTACCATCATTAAAGTTAAATCCGCTAGCTGTTGGTGCAGAAGGCGCTGTTGCGCTTGCAAGTTGGTAGTAGATAAATCCGCTTGAACTTCTTGGCCCTGTTGGTCCAGTAGAAGATTCTGGAGTCCAAGTAAAAGCTGAACTTATTGGACTGCGCGCCGATCTTGCCAAATCATTTGCAACAACATATGCAAAATAATATGTTGCTGATGAACTTGCTCCAGTTGGCAATACTTGATTAGCATAAACGTATGTGCTGCTTGGCGTCAAAGGTTGACCATCAATAACACTAGCAGAAGACAATAACTTCCAATCATTAGCAGTAGGAGTGGCAACGGTTGTGTAATACAGTTCGCTGTAAGTTACTCGGCCTGTTGCTGGAATTGTGATTGTTATATTGAAGTTTGGTATTGAACTGCTTGGATTTGCTGCCGTTACTGTAGGCGCAGACAATGCGCTGAAATAAACAACAGATGCAATCTCGCTGTTAGGGACAGGTGTGTATTGCGTGATGCCGTAATCATCGTACACAGCCGCGCTGTACTCGGTCATCTCCAACTTTGCGCCAAGGCTACCGTCAGGTAAAGATGCTTCGTTAACTTTAACTACACGGAATAGCTTGTTGTTCCAGCCGTAGTCTGAGTTAGTCACGCTCACAACGTCACCAGCATCAACTTGAATGCCGTAGTATGTTGTGCTGAAGCTGACAATCAGGTCTTCACGGGCTTGCTCAAGGATTCGATTGGCAAGGTACTGCGCTTGAACAGAATCGTTGCAAAGGTCATAGGTGACGCTGTACTTGTTATCTGGCTCGTTTGGATAGCGCAGAATAGTTGGCGTTGCAATGTTGACAAAGTTAGGCTGATCCCTTGCGCCCTTGTCAGGGAACTTGGCTTCCACTTGGTTTATAGATTGCGTAATGTCAGTTGCACTTACACGCACTTCACCAATAATGTTGTTGTCGTTAAACGCAAATGACGTTGTTTCTGATTTGTTAATAACAATAGACCATTGACCAAGAGCAGCGTTGTACGCCATCCAAGAGTCACAGCAAGACATTATTTTGTCAAGATTGCTTAACACCGTCTGACCAGCATCAAGCACACCATTCATGCGGTATCTGGATTGCGTAGCAGAACCGCCGCCAGAAGGTGTGTAGGTAATTAGCTGATCTGCATATGCATTTAATGCTGTTGCAGAACTTGCATTTACAAAGGTTGTATCAACAGCGCCGCCATATGCTGCGTTGGTGATGTAGTCATACCAAACATCTCCCGGCTTTGCCACTCCAGTGCTGTTCAGATAATGCTTGGCATAAAACGTAATTGGCGACAAGTTTGTTGTGCCAGCGTCTTGGTTGTAGTTCAGCTTAATAATTGCAAAGGCCAAGCCATTCATTTGGCGACCGCTAGAAGGCCAGCGCAAGGCCGCATCAATGTCTGCGCCGCCCATCACTACGTTAGGAGCAGAAGCGCCGTTTAAAGGCGTAATGCTGCCAGCAGCAGTTGACCTGTACAAGCTAATGAACAAGTTGCCATTAATCTTTGTGTCTACGTTACCCGCTTCATCAGTCAGGCTAACAACTTTGGTTTGGTCTGTACCATCAAACGTAACAAGCCTATCGCCGTAATAAAACTTGGTGCTGTCAAACGTAAATTGTCCATTAGGGCTAACGCAAGACACAGCAACAACGTAGTACATTGTTTTTTGGTCAGTAGAAAGAACAGCATCTACAAACGTACCGCCAAGATAAGCGTCACCATAAACGATTGGAATTGCGTTAGTGCTTGATGGTGGAACTTGCTCCCTTGTTCCGCTGTCCTGTGGGCCTTGACTGCTTTGACCAAACACACGGCTGACAATAAGCGATACCGCAAAGTTAACAGCAAACGCAGCCGCCGTAAGCGCAAAAGAAGCAGCAACACCCGCCGCGCTTACGCCAGCCAAACCACCAACAATAATTGTTCCGACCATGTTTACTCCCGTACAAACGATGCGCCCAATGGGGCATAACCGCGTTTTGTGTAATCAATCAAAGGGCCATTAGCACTAATGCTTGTGACAACAAAATCAATGTCGCCAGCTTTAAGCATCGCTTCAGCCCTTTCGTCAAATGCTTTCCATAGCCTACCGCCAATTGTCCCATTTCTATGTTCAGGTTCGACCCACCACAACAGTTCATTTAACTCTTTAACCTTTGGCGACCACACGTTGCCTTGTTTAATGGCAATGATTGCGCCTCGCATATTGTTATCAATGTAGATAAACCCTCTGCCAGCAATAATGCTAAACAGCAATTCTTCTACATACTTTGGAAAATGGTTGCATGGCCTACCTAGCGTTTTGATGGGCATCTCATAAGCGTATGCCTCAACAATCTCTAGCAGCCTTGGTATGTCGTATCTTGTAGCTAGTCTTATCATGCGTCTTGAAATGGTGTTGTAGTGTCTGTTGATTGCGTGTCTGTCTGCGGTGGCTTGCCAAAGTCAAAGTAAGTGTTTGCAATGGTAGCCACACGGTTCATGCTGGTGTCGCCGGGATAAAGAAACTGCCAGCTTGATTGGTTTGTCTTTACGCCGCCAAGCCTGTTCTCTAAGATGCGCCGCATTGACGAACAAGCAATAGAACAAGTGGCAATGCGTGTACGCAATTCAGAATTAAAGTCTTCTGTGATTGATACGCTATTGATGATGCCTTGGTAACGCTTGAAGAATTGCGTTGTTGGCGTAGTGATGATCTGGTTGTTAGCGTCAAAAAAGCCGCGCCAAACCTCAACAATTGAACCTTTAATGTCGTTGCTCAAGATGATGCCCACGTTAACAGGGTCAATGCCTGTCAACGCAATAGTCATGTCATCCGAGGTGGAGCGCATATCGCGCTGTACGTCACCCACGTTAAGCAAAGCGCCAAGGTTGTTAAACGTGATGCCGCCAACAGTAATAGGCGCTGCTGCGTTGCAGAATGTGTAAACAGTCTCGGCTGTGCCAACCGTCAGCTTTACAAACTCTGCGTGTCTGATTTGTGGGCCACTGAGAGCCGCAATATCTGTCATGTGATGTATTCCCTAAAAACAAACGCATCATCCCACTGAACAAATGCGCCATCTGTCATTGGGTTCAAAGTATACGTTGGGCAGCGTTCAGCCACAACAGTAAACGTACAAGCATTGCCAATAGATACGGTTGCACCAGATACGGGCGCACCAATCAATGGCCTGTGAATGTTGACAGAAGCGCCAGCAGAGTCTGCCGTGATCTTGTAGGTATAGCCACCTATCATAATAAAATCACCCGCCTTAAACGTCCCGTTAGAAGTCAAAGCAAGCGTTTGCGTGTTAAGTGTTGGTGTGCCGTTAAGAACAGCCGTAGTAGCTGTGCCAAGTTTTTGAGTAAACCAATCCAAGTTGCTGTTGTTGAACGTAATTATTTCAGGCAGTTGACGGTCTTTGTTGTCAATCGCTTGAATAATGTCGCGCACCTGTGGGTAATACAAGTAGTTGTGTGGCGTGACAGTAAACACCCAAGGCACTGCCGTAAGGTATTGAGCAACAGTGATGTACCCTGACCTTGCAACTTGCTGACCAACCATCCTACGGTTGTTTACCGTCATAGACTGTTGGATGTTAAATACCGTTTGGAAACTCATGCCCTTCTCCCGTTCGATGCCAACTGCTTGTTAGCGTATTGGTAGCCAGCCCAAATGGTGTTGCTGCTTTCCAATAGCTTAGTCTCAAACGACTTCACATCAATGGCGTTAATGTAGTTGTTAGTAACTGTGGTGCTACTGCCCATCATGTTGTTAATCTGATTGTTTGGAATCACTGTTCCAGAAGATTTTGGAACAAACAATTCAGGGCCACGCTCACCAACAACGTAAGGCGTATTGGCATTAGCAGGGCCACCATCAGCCAAGAAACCGCCAAGGTCTTGGTTGCCGAATTTGTTGCCAGTACCAAAGCCACCGCCGCCAAACATACCGCTAAACAAGCGAATCATTTGGGCGCGTATCTGAATGCGGATCATGTCTTGAATGATGCTGCGCGTCAGGTCTTTAAACGACAACTTTCCTGTGCTTACAAACTTGTCTAACGCACCTGTCATG